CAAAGCCTTGGATTTGGCGCGCCAGATGATGACCAACCCGGGGCAAGCCCCTGCCCTGCAGAACTATTCCAACCCAACGATTGCCTATCTGGCCGGGATGGTTGCGCAGCACGACACGCTGGTGGTCAAAGAGTTGGCGGACCTGAAGAAATACGTGGTCAACAAGCTGGTTGCCGAGACCGAACACCCCGACGGCAAGATTCGCATCGCAGCACTGCGCAGTTTGGGCGAGATTGATGGCGTGGATGCATTCAAGAAACGCTCTGAGATGACCGTCAAGCAGCAATCCATCGAAGAAGTGGAGAAAGAACTGCTTGAAACGCTGGAAAAGTTGGAAAAACGCACCGTCGATGTTCAGGCAAGGGTCATTGCAAGCCCTCCCAGCGATGAAAATCACGCCTGAACAGATCCAAACGCTGAAAAACCTGCTTCCAACGATGTCGTTGGAGGACAAAAAGCGTACGCTGGATCTATTGAAGGCGTGGGATGCGGAGTCTGCCCAGATTTTGGGTAAGGAATCCTTACTTTCCTTCGCTCAACACGTCTATCAGGGCTACAAGGTGGGTCCGCACCACCGCAGATTGGCCAAATTGTTCGAAGACATCGCCGCTGGTCGCAAAAAACGGGTGATCGTGAACATCGCGCCCCGTCACGGCAAGTCAGAATTGATCTCGTACCTCGCTCCAGCGTGGTTTTTGGGCAAGTTTCCGCATAAAAAGGTCATCATGGCCTCCCACACTGCCGATTTGGCGGTGAACTTCGGTCGTCGGGTGCGAAATCTGGTCGGATCGGACTCGTACAAGGACATTTTTCCGCAAGTTGAGCTTCAGGCGGACTCCAAGTCAGCTTCGCGCTGGGGAACCAACTTTCAAGGCGAGTATTTTGCGATTGGCGTGGGCGGTGCGCTGGCTGGGCGAGGGGCGGACCTGTTCATCATCGATGACCCACACTCTGAGCAGGAAGCCAAGTTGGGAAAACCGGATGTTTTCCTACCCGCATGGGAGTGGTTCCAGTCTGGCCCGATACAGCGTCTGATGCCCGGTGGCGCGATCATCGTGGTGATGACTCGGTGGTCCAAGTTGGACCTGACCGGGCAGATATTGAACCAGATGGCCCGCGAAGAGGGCGTCGAGCCGTGGGAGGTGATGGAGTTCCCGGCGATTTTGAACGACAAGCCGCTGTGGCCCGAGTTCTGGGGGATCGAGGAGTTGCTGGCCAAGAAGGCCGGGATGGACGTGCGCTACTGGGAAGCGCAGTACATGCAGAACCCGGTCTCCGAGGAGGGCGCTCTTATTAAGCGCGAATGGTGGCAGATTTGGGACAAGGACACGCCGCCCCAGTGCGACTTTACGATTATGAGTCTGGACGCAGCGCAGGAGTCCAACAACAGGTCTGACTACAACGCCCTGACGACATGGGGCGTGTTCATGAACGAGGAGACTGGCGCGTACAACATCATCCTCCTGAACGCGATAAAGAAGCGAATGGAGTTCCCGGAGCTTAAGAAGTTAGTCCTTGAGGAGTACAAGGAGTGGGAGCCGGACGCGTTCGTGGTGGAGAAGAAGAGTAACGGCGCGGCGCTGTATCAGGAGCTTAGGCGCATGGGCGTGCCTGTCGGAGAGTTTACTCCCGGCAAGGGGCAGGATAAGATCAGCCGGGTTAATGCCGTCGCTGATATGTTTTCTTCAGGGATGGTGTGGGCACCCGACCGGCGTTGGGCGCGGGAGGTCATTGAGGAGTGCAACGACTTTCCCAGCGGGACGAACGACGACTTGGTGGACTCCACGACTCAGGCGCTCATGCGGTTTCGCCAAGGTGGGTTTATTCGGCTTCCGTCTGATGAGCCGGAGGAAATTCAATGGTTCCGTAGTCCCCGCAAGGAACGGTTTTACACGGTTTAAGGAATTCATATGGCCACTAGCTCAATGGACAAATCTCTGTACGGCGCGCCCATGGGGCTGGAGGCAGTCATGCCCGAGCCACCGATTGAAATCGAGATCGAGAACCCGGACGAAGTGGACATTCGGATGGGCGACATCGAGATCAGCCTGACCCCGGAGCCAAAGACGAACGACAAGGACTTCGACGCCAACCTCGCGGAGTACATGGATGAGTCCGCATTGCAGAGTCTGGGCGAAGAGTTGGTTGAGGATTTTGACAAGGACATCAACGACCGCAAGGAGTGGATGACCACGTACGTGGAGGGTCTGAAGCTGCTGGGCCTGAAATACGAAGAGCGTACCGAGCCGTGGAACGGCGCGTGTGGTGTGTTCCACCCGATGCTCACCGAGTCCGTTGTGCGGTTCCAGTCCGAGGGCATCACTGAGACGTTCCCGGCTGCTGGCCCTGTCAAGACGGTGATCATTGGCAAGGACACCCCGCAGAAGGAAGAAGCCGCGATGCGCGTGCGCGCGGACATGAACTACCAGTTGACCGAGGTGATGTATGAGTATCGCCCGGAGCACGAGAAGATGCTGTGGAACCTGCCGATTGCGGGCAGCGCGTTCAAGAAGGTGTACTACGACCCCAGCCTTGGGCGTCAGGCTGCGGTGTTCATCCCAGCCGAGGACATCGTCGTGCCGTACGGCGCGAGTAATCTGGAGACTGCTGAGCGTGTGACGCACGTCATGCGCAAGACCGAGAACGAGGTGACCAAGCTGATCGAGGCTGGGTTTTACCGCGACGTTGAACTGGGCGAGCCGACCTACCAGCTAGACGACATCGAGAAGCAGAAGGCCGAAGAGATGGGCATGAGCGCCATTGACGATGCGCGCTATCGCATGCTTGAGATGCACGTCAACCTAGACCTCAAAGGCTATGAAGACAAGGACAAGAAGGGCCGCCTCACGGGCATTGCGCTTCCTTACGTGGTTACTGTGGAGAAGGGTACTCGCAAGATTCTGGCGATCCGCAGGAATTGGTACGAGGAAGACGCTCTCAAGCTCAAGCGACACCACTTCGTACATTATCAATACATTCCCGGGTTTGGTTTCTATGGCTATGGCCTCATCCACCTCATCGGTGGGTACGCCAAGAGCGCGACGATGCTTATCCGCCAGCTTGTTGACGCTGGCACTCTGTCTAACCTGCCCGGTGGTCTCAAATCGCGGGGTCTTCGCATCAAGGGAGATGACACCCCCATCGCTCCGGGGGAGTTCCGAGACGTAGACGTGCCGTCCGGGTCCATCCGCGACAACATCCTGCCGCTGCCGTACAAGGAGCCGAGCCAAGTTCTGATGTCGCTGTTTAACCAGATCGTGCAGGAAGGCCGTGCGTTTGCGTCCGCTGGCGACATGAAGGTCAGCGACATGTCGTCGCAGGCTCCGGTGGGCACCACGCTGGCGATTCTAGAGCGCACCCTGAAGGTGATGGGCGCAGTTCAAGCGCGGATGCACTACACGATGAAACAGGAGTTCAAGCTCCTGAAGACCATCATCGCTGACTACACCGCCGAGGACTACAGCTACGAGCCGGAGGAGGGTAGCCCCCGTGCCAAGCGCAGCGACTACGACATGGTGGAGGTGATCCCCGTGTCCGACCCGAACGCTGCCACGATGGCGCAGAAGATCGTGCAGTACCAAGCGGTGTTCCAACTGGCTCAGAGTGCTCCGCAGTACTACGACATGCCCCTGCTGCACCGCCAGATGATCGAGGTGCTGGGCATCAAGAACGCGTCCAAGCTCGTGCCCATCGAAGATGACATGGTGCCTACCGACCCGGTGCAGGAGAACCAGAACCTGCTGACCATGAAGCCGGTCAAGGCGTTCATCGAGCAGAACCATCAGGCGCACATCCAGACGCACATGTCTGCGATTCAGAACCCGAAGATTGTGCAGTTGATGCAGATGAACCCGCAGGCGCAGGCGATCATGGCCGCAGCTATGGCGCACATCAACGAGCACATTGCGCTGGAGTACCGTCGTCAGGTGGAAGAGCAGATTGGTGTGCTGCCCAGCGAAGAGCAGAACAAGCAGGTGCCCCCGGAGATGGCCGACCAGATCGCCGTCATGGCGGCGCAAGCTACCGCGCAGATCACTCAGCGCGATACGCAGCAGGCTCAGCAGGCGGCGGCTCAGCAGCAGATGCAGGACCCCGTGGTCCAGATGCAGATGCAGGAGTTGCAGCTTAAGCAGCAGGACCTCCAACTGAAGGCCCAGAAGCAGCAGATCGAGGCTGCAGCCAAGGCCGATCAGATTCGGATCGAAGAAGCTCGCATCGCGGCTCAAAAAGAGA